AGGACCGCCTGGAGCCCGAGGCCGTCTACAACACCTGCCGGGACGTCCCCAAAATGCTCTACGGCCTCTGGGCCCTGTGCAAAGCCCCCGAAAGCAAATACCGCTACATGAACTACCTGCGGGCCGATTACCGGGCCGCCCTGCGGGGGGCCCCCGCCGCCGGCCCCCGGGGGGGCCCCCGTTGGGGGGGGGGGGGGGTAGTTTTATTTAACAAATATTCCATGAAATGCTCCTTTCATTTAGTTCATATTTACCTCGTGTAATTCCTCTGAAATGAAATCATCTCCATATTTTTTCTTCATTTCAGAGAGCCGTTTTATTTTTTCTAACTCAAGCCTTAAATAATCCTCCTGCTTTGCCCTCCACATATAAGCCGCATTTGTAGCCGCAATCATTCCTACAATTGATGTTCCTATGACAGCAACAGGACTTAAATCACATAGCCTGTGCATCTCATAGCAAATAAAAATAATAAAAGCCCACGACAGGGCAAGGCTTGAGTATACTATGAGTTTTGATGTCTGTACTTTTTGTTTTGCAGCCTTTTTTGTGGCATGGGCAGTTTTATTTTTGGCAGCCATTTTACCACCTCGGATTATTCATCTACAACTTCCCAAGTATACATTTCGGGAACAATGATTTCATGTACAAAACTATTGCCGCCATTTTGAGAGTATACTTCAATCAGTTCTGACATTGCCTCTAATTCCATAGAAGAAATGTGTGCGGCGGCATGATGCTGTCTGTATGCCCTGAGAAGCTTGTCTTTCAATTCGGCACGTATACGCTGTTTGCTGCTTTCCTCAGATGCGGCAAATCTCTCATCGGTAAGTTTTTGATTTGCGTCAATTTTCTGGGACATTGATTCAAGTTTTTCTGCCAGATTTGCATTGGCATCAATCAGCTGTTTTTGAATCTGAAAAGACTGCTCCCTGTCATGGATACGATTTTCTTCATACTCTTTTATTCGTTTATGATCATCAATCAGCATTTGAAAAAATTCTTCCCTGCGTTTGCGATGTTCATAAAATTTGTTCCATGTATCAATGAAGAAATCTTTTTTTGAAATGACCCAATTAATGATAAGGAACAGAAGAATACAGCAGAAAATAATAGCTGTGGGGGTGATATTTTCTATTTTGCTGATAATAAATTCAGATAAATCCATTTGTTGTTCACCTCACTGTTTTGTATGATTTTATCGTATTATTGTATAAGTAAAATACTACTATAAAGAAAATAGTATCAGTATCTTATACTGACATTGTTCTAATAACGCCATTATTATAAGCTAAAATTAATGATGTTCCATTAGAACCTATAATGTTCGGGTATTTTGAGTTTACTGTTGGTAAGTTAATAATGGTTTTTGTGCCATTGGCAACTTTGTAGACTGTCTGAGGTAATTTAGAAGAATGAAAACTATATACAAATATATTATTTTTATGGGTAAATATATGGTTATGATGAGTATATGACGAGGATATACCGATACTTAAACTATCACTAAATGTCAGTCCGTTATCATAAGAGATATATGTGGCAGAAGTATTATTGCTACCTGAACGACTGCGCCCATTAAAAGTTGCACACACAATAGAACCTAGTTTGTAAAGACTAATAAAATTTGTTACATTGCTTGTGAGAGTATATTTTTTTGTCCAATTTATTAAATCACTGGAGGAATAAATGCCGCCCAGTGAATGATTATAAGCATACCAAATACCATCAGTGCTACTTCCAACTTCATAATCATTTGATGGAATAGAAACAACAGAAAAAGAAGTACAGGCAGTATTTGAAACATAGTGTGGGGTTGTGTAATTCAGACCTATACATACATAAAATTTAGAGCCATTGAACCTTATAAATGCCGCACTTGTACTAGAAGTTATATTAACGCCAACGGGGGATTTCCAGATAGAACCAGAGTCAGTAGATATAAAAGCTCCATAGTTCCCTCTGATCATAGCTTTAGTTCCTCCGCCTACTAACTGTCTAACGTTAGAGCCATTTACCAAAGATTTAACAGTTGTAGTGATGCCATTGACTAAACATACACCGCCACGATCCGAATATGTATTGGGTATGGCTAAACTGCCATTACTAAAATTTACAATTTCAGAATCGTTATTAGCAGGAGAAAAATATTCGGCAAACAAAGACAAATTTGATGGAATAGGTTCAAGAGTGCCTACAACTCCGCCTATATTAATACCTTTTTTAATATTCCCGGCAGTTAAATTAGATACAGGTATCTTTAATTTACTATTCGTAGCATAATGTCCCTCTTGAGCAATTTTGCCTGTGATATAGCCAGTAGTGCCAGAATAGAATGTGCCATTAACCGTTTGACCAGTTTTGTCTGGCATAGAACCTGTAATCAATTCTTTTCCTGCAACAGCAGTTTTACCTTGCAGAATATCCTTGCTGGTAGCGGTAGCATTTTTGGCATTTACACCGCTGATAATGGTTTCATTGATAATTGGCATTAACCCTCACCCCCAACTAAAACATGAAAGTTAATGTTAATATCAGGCTTTGCGTCAAATGCTGTGAAGGTGATTGCATTCGTAGTTTGTTCAGTTGCTATGATTTTGCAATCACCAACTCCTTCAATATTTTCCTGTACAGGTTCAGGGGCTATAAAAACGATATTTGTTCCAGTAACCCCTTGAACCTGTACAGTCTGAGAGTAGGGGAGGGTATCAGACCAATGATCTGCGGATAATGTAATATCGAATTTTTTTAATCGTTCTTTTTCTGCTTTGCGCTGTTGAGCAAAGTCATAAACTGTATTCATACAAATTTCCTCCTTAAAGTTGTTTGTATGAATGGTGATTTTTTAGATGATATTGTTTTCGACCAAAGACATTGTGTAGTTGTCGATAATTCTATTTTCAATTTCGGAGTAAGTTTGAGAAAGGTATGTATTTGATTGACTGATTGCTGCTTCGATGCGGTCAAGCTGTGTCGGTTCTGGGATTGGCTCTGGTTCTGGTTCTGGCGGTATGTATTCGGAAAACTCACCTGTTTCTGGTTCATATTCCATTCCTTTCTTGACCGTATCATCGCAAAGCACCGCCGTAACCGGATTCCCTGCTGGGTCTGGCGGCCACCATGGTTCGGTTTCCTGATTCGGCAGTACATCGATTACTTTATTCTGTAAAATCATTGCATACGTCATGCGTTCACCTCCTTACCATTCGATAATGACAACGCCATCGCTGCCATTTCCGCTGCTGCCACCGCCACCATATCCAGGATCAATATTTGTCCCACCTTTATATCCTCCTCCTCTCCCTAAACTTCCTCCGCCGCCATAGCGATTAGCCAAAAAACCTTCTCCTGATTTGATAGTTGTGCCATGACCTCCACCAGCATATCCATCAGTTCCATTTATACCAAAAGGCGATTCATATGCATTACTATCTCCACCAATACCCCCTCTTTGTCCCGGACAAGTAAGCGTTACCAAAGGGGAAATTACGGTGGAACCTCCTATATCTCCTACCCTAATTCCACCTTTTCCAACCGTAATAGTAAGTTTTTGCCCCGGAGTTACAGAGTATGGCTCACGGAACAGCCAATCTCCGCCATCGCCGCCTTTATATCGTTCTCCGTATCCTCCGCCTGCGCAAGCGGTAATCCAAATCTTAGTTACATTCGCCGGAACGGTAAATGTTCCATCGGCGGTAAACTTTCTTACACCTCCAGAAACTGTACTTATTTTGCCATTCAAAGCAGAGATAAGGGCAGAGACACTTGAAGTTCCATCTTTAATGATTTTATCTAATGAAGCAAATGAGCCAGTCCCAATCGTACTGTTTAAGCTGCTCAAATCAACGTCAACAGATAAGTTTTCCATTTTTTCACCAATCATAGAAATATTTTCTTCTATCTGTCCGAGTCCATTTTCCTGCCGCTCGTTGCTTTTCCTCAGTTCTTTTATTTTCCCATTCAAAACATATAAATCAAAATCACCATTCATACCGCAGCACCTCCAATCGAGATACCGCCAAATTCATAGTAATCAGATATGTTTTAGGGGGGGGGGGTAATTTTTCTACCTAAAATATAAGTCATATTTTCCTCCTTAGCATATAAAAAACCCTTTCAATCGGGCAATTATTCTTTCGTGATATATCTAAAATCTTCGTTCGTAATTGACTTGCCAATCATGCTTTCCAAACGTTCCAGCGTAATTTCGCCTTTGGAATAAAGCCTTCTCAAACTTTCTACTAACATTGTCATTATACTCTTTCAGCTCCTCTCTGTGTTCTTTACACAATCACTTCTGGCGTGCAGTCATAGCTTCCATCTTCATTTTCTGTAAAAACACGTTTTGTTTTGTATACAATATAAACGCCAGTTTCATCATAAACGGTAAATTCTTCCGTATACCTTCCGTCTGTATCAGAAGTATCCGTCATTACAGACTTAGCAACAGTAACAGCGGGATTGCTGATCAGCTTCGCTTCGCCTGTGTAAATATTGTCATTTTCTTTGTAGTGCGAGGTTACATCATCTCGTTCAAAATAATGGCGGTATATTTTCCGCTGCAAATTTTCTCCAGCGGCATCTAAAACATATGCGGCCTGTATTTCTGGATAAACAGTGCGGTATTCGCCATTCTCGTTTTTTGTTTTCAGTATAACGTGGCCATCTTCCTGCATGTGCAGCCACAGACCACCATCATCTAAATTTACGGGCCTTTCTGTGCTGGTTGTAACCTGCATGGAAATCTGTACACGCTGCCACACAGCATTGTCATCGGACGGCTCCGTCAATGCATTATCTTCCGTGGCATACCAGAGATATCCATCATGGGAAACGATGTCATATTGATGATACTGCTTGTTATTTACCCATGCGCCTTGTGGCGACATGCCAAGCCCAGGTGCGCCGTCAACACCGTCAATACCGGCATCGCCTTTGTCGCCCTTCATGGAAAGCTGCAAATATACAGTTTCGTCAGTAGGCAGTGTACCAGCAGGGACTTCTTCACCGATGACGAGGAAATACTGTTTTACGCCGTCAACGGGATAGCGTACTACGTCAAATTTATTCAAACGGTTCTGCCCGCCTGCTTCGGATGACATTTGACTGTTCCAATCGCCTTTCATGTTTCCAAGGCGGTATATCTTATCCAGAACATTATCGTAAAAATACCGCTGTACGGCAGTCAGTCCATGCTGTAAGCGGAGCAGCTTGTCGGCGTTTATGATAACGTCCATTAAGGAAGGGTGGCTGTTCAGGTACTCAACAGCAGTCACAACCTGCCCAGACGCGATTAGGGACTGATATTGTGCAATCAGCGGCACTTCGCTTGCGGAGGGGTCTCGCCAGCCGTACATTTTATCCATTTGCTCTGGAAAATTACTGTGTGTCAGATCCAGATATGTTTCACTCATTTATTTTCACCTCTTTTCTTATTCAACAACTTCAAAGTTATATAATGGCATGAACTCCGTTAATGTCAGGGTCATAGTTCCTTCGCTTAACGATGTGCTGATGCTGGTAACAACCCAGTCTTTTGTTTCGCCAGTTGCCGCCAGAGTGAACCGGATTTTTTCGTTTCCCTGAAGCCATGGGATGTATACCATTTCCAGCGTAATGGTGTAGCCGATTTTTGCCGCCAGCCATGTTTCATACTCTGCGCGGGTAATGCAGTCGGCTATTGCCTGTATGTCGTCATATTCTCCGCCCTCAAACGTCTTAAGCCGCTCTCCAATCCGTTCAATTGCAAATGGGGAGTCGGATATAATTGTGTAAGTAATATCATCGCATCCATGTTTTGCTTTATCTGCATTATGTTGTGCAGTAGTAGGAGCAGTGTTCCGCAGCTTATTTACTGCAAAAATCTGCCATTGCCCCATTACATACATACTTTTTCTACGGTAACGGAATACGAAAGAGCGTGATGAAAGGAAAAAACCTTTTTTAATTTCCTGTTCTAAGCTGTCAGTAATTGGCAATGTAGACACAAGGGTTTCCGAGGCTGTAGCGTTGGTTTTGTTATAGATTGCAAGCTTTGTTCCTGCATCTGTATTTGTTGTTGGTATTTTTACTGCAAATTTTGTGCTGGTTGGTAAACTGCCATCTTCATTGACTGCTATACCTGTGAAATGTGCGCTATAAGTATTTGAAGATGCATCATAGGTGCAAGTGTCTGTAAAATAGTCTGTATCCAAGCATTTTCCCCATACCTTTGAAACATTCCGAATGTCTTTTAAGTCACCATTATCTGTTTCCGATAAATAAAGTGGTTGTAAGATGCTGTCATCCAGCAATACAGGGTCACTTTCCAGAGTAGAAACTTTGCAACAGATAAATGTACCATCTGTATCAAAGAACATTTCATAGCCAGGATACAAATCACGTAACTTTGTCAGGATCGTCCAGACAGTATCAGTTGCCCCAAATTCCAAATCAAATGGGATAAGTTTTGACATATCCTCTATATAATATTTTCGAAAAGGGGTAAGGTCTGTGAGCGTTTCAATAATGGCATAACGAATTGTATGCTTATCTGCTTCATAAATAATGGTTTCCAAGCCTTCCAGGCTGCCGCCAACATCACCATTTAAGGCACATACCAAATCAGAACAGTTAATGTGCAGGGTACGATTTATTGCATCATAAGAATAATCTGTCATAACAAAAATGCCTTTATCATACCATAATGTTTCTTCCCAGCAAGGCACTTTTATGCCGATAAATACTTTTATAAATTTATCTATCCATAATTTTTTATTCTCTGCAATTCCAACGCTTTCATCGCAAGCTGCAAGTGTCATACTGAATGTGTTTCGTATATCAGAGTCAGTGTCGGTTGTCATATCACCAGAAATGTATTCGTACTTTAATTCATAAACGCTTTGAAGCTGATTATTTAATAGTACGATTCTTACCAGAATTATTTTTTCGCTAAAACCAAGTGCCTGTATATCTTTTTGGGTAGGGTAGTAGGGCATTAGATATGCACCTCCAAAAAGTTTGCAAAGCCATGATAATAGAGGTCACGGTTATTTTCAACATCGCCAATTTCAACAATATTGATAGTGGTGATTACATTTTCTGGATGTCCGTTATAACTTTCTGAGATTGGGTCGACAACACATGCCATCCATATCTGTCCATCATAGAGTTTTACAATTTTAGAACGCTGGTTGCTCAAAAAGTCACGTAGCATCTTTCTGTAACGCCAGCTATGAATTGTATCAAAATTACAAGTATTTCTGTCAAGCTCGATAAATGTTCCAGAAAGTGTTACACTGTCATATCTTTTTTTGGAATAATAATTCACAATAGGATAGTAAGAATTGACAGGCTCTAAAACATTAGACGGAATGCCACGGGTTAGATTTTCGCGCTTAAAGTTAAGGATGATTTGATATCCATATGTTGGGTCAATGATAAATGCACCGTCAAATGCTACATCGACACCAATAATTTGATAAGTTCCCTCAACACCATTGATAATAGGAACGGCGGCATATTCATATGTAGTTTGTGATGCCACACTGATATCGTTGAAGTAAAAATCAAAATCATCTTCACTGCTGATAGGGATTTGGTGAATAGTAGTCCATTTATAAGTTCCTTTTTTACGGCGTTTCAACAGCATAGATGAAATAGAAGACAGGGTAAAATCTACATTGCCAGCAAGAATATTTCCTTTGAATTTTGCGTCAAGGATTGTGGAATATCCCCAGTCTGGAATGACTGTGCTGTGTTCCCTTTGTATGTCACTGTCAAGGTATACTTCGTCAAAGATTCCGTTTTCAATCTCAAAATATTCTGTCGTGCCAGCGGCAACAGGCGTTGGATCAAGTGAAGTTTTGAAGCCAAGAAAAGCCCCTAAGAACATCATGCACTGTCGCCTCCTTCTATAAGTGTATTTGTTCCATTGAGTTTTGTAATGATTAAGTCGAAAGCCCCATTTATATGACGCATCCAGAAATGTACCTGCTCGCCATCTGAAAGGGGAGGGATACGATTACTGATTTGAACATAATTTAGCTTTTCGCTGCCAACATATTGATATGCCGTTAGTTCAGCATAATATTGTTTTTCCTCAGAACCTTCAAAGTATCCATAGTTCCATGTGATATATGCCATTGCGGATTTCATGTTGAATGTAATAAATTTCGTGAAATCAGGTATTTGTTCTGCAATAATTTCACACACGAAGTTATCAGCCGTAAATCCATCGTCAAACCATACCTTTTCCCCGTTTAGCAAGCTGACTTTTTCATCGTCAATATAGACAAGTTCCTCTGGCTCAGATTTACCTTCAATCAGGATAAAGTTCGATGTAAGGCGGACGCTGCCTTCTTCTGAAATGTTGTCTGCACGGAATTTTAAGAAAATGTCTGGTTTCAGATAATCGCAGACAATTTCAATCAGCCCTGTATCCATCTCCATGCCGTTTACGGTTTCGCCAGTTGCACGGATATAATATGTGGTATCATCCAGCATCTCAGGTACTCTTACGATAAGGTTATCACTAAAGTATCGTATACCAGAGTCATAGACAACTGTGGTTTGGTTGACAGCATATAGAGTGACGCTGTAAGCGTTCAGTAATTCGCCGTTTTCTTGGGAATAAGATAACTCTGCATCTAAGAATGAATTTCTGACTATTAGACCTTCATGGATATTTGTGAATGTAAAAGTAGGGGTCTTTAAGCATTTCAGAATGGCTGGATTGCTGAGAGGGCTTTCTTTACCCTCGTGGTCGAATACTGAGATTTGGATATTATAGGTATTGCCATTTGTCAAAGTATTTGGTGGGATACGAGCCAGCGTGTTCATTGCGCTGGTTTTCTTGTTGT